ATGATACAATATTTAATTATTAGAATCATAGAGAGTTCAGGACAAACTTATACAGAAGCAACGAAAGTACGTGACAATCAAACGAATACTGCTGTGGAGGTGAATAATAAAGGGAAAGCGATTAAGAAGTATGAGGAGAAAAATAAAAAGTCATCAAGACTTTTTATTTTTCGGAAATGAGTACCTTGATTCCTAAATATAAATTTTTCAGCATATAGAATGGCACAGCTATAATAAAAATAATAGCTAATATAAACATCACACTTGAATGATTATTATTATATATGCTGAAAAGCACAGTAGATAGTCCAAGAGAAATCATCGGCAATATATGATAAAGCAAAGCTCTTTTAGCGTTCCTCGATGTATCTCCGTTAGATAGAGCCCAAACTACAATTGGGAAAATAAATGGTGCNAAAAAAGACACTAAAATAACAAAAAGAAGAAAGAATTTTATTTGATGATTTATTCATTTCAACCCCTCCTATCTATACTGCAAATCTATCATGAATGACTGAAGAGTGCTAATGAAAAATCAATATCTTACAAAATTGTAAGATTGAAATTACAAAACTGTAAGGCGAAAGAAATGTGATTAAATGATTGAATTGCTCGAGTTTTACACGGCTAATCGATTAGATATAGAAAGTTTGAAACTAAGAAAAGATATTTGCAACGATGAAATTGAGAATTGAGAGTAGTCGGTGCTAACGAAAAAGTGATGCTAGACTAAGAAACAGACACGGTAAATTGATAAGAATTTAATGTATAATAAAAGAAATCAATTGATAGGCGTGTCAGTGATGGCAAGAAGAAAATAGGATCATAGCTTTAAAATGAAAGCAATTCAATGAGTAAAATCAGCGAGACGTGCCTCAGAAGTTTCTAGAGATCTAGATATTCCTATTCAAACGTTAACAAGATGGCTGAGCATATACCGTAAAGACGGTGAAAATGGTTTTGTCGGTTTTTAGATAGTGACTTCCTTATTCCATTTTCGTCAATATAAAATATACGGTACCTCCATTTTTTCTCTTTTTTCAATTTGCATGAAAATCACTCCTTTGACTGTAAAAAGGTGAAAAATTGTTAACGTTTTTTAATTTGCATCGAGATCAGCAACGTCCTCGGTTACAAGAGCTGCTCGATTATTATTTGACGAATAACAGAGGGATTAACAAGCGTGAGGGACGTGATGAGCCTTATGCAGATTATCGTATTGCACATGCGTTTGTTAAAAATGGCACTGATTTTATTCGGGGCTACATTGGCGGGAATGAAATCACTTTCCGCGATGAAAAGTATAACGAAGAAATTCAAAATATTAATGATTTGAATGATGCACATGTGACGAATGTGGAGATTTTAGAAGACTGTATTATCTATGGGCGCGCTTATGAGATTGTGTATCGTAATGTTGAGAATCAAGATATTTTTAAACGTTTAGATCCAAAGAATGTATTTGTGATTTACAGTAATGATATTGAAGTCGAACCAGTTGCAGCAGTACGTTATCGTTCTNGAAAAAATAAACGGTAAAGATGTGACGCTGATTGATTTGTATACAGCAAGTTATCGTGCGTATTTTTATGTAGATGATAACCGTTTAAGAGAACGTGCAGACATGCCACAAGAGGTCAATATGCATCAGATGTTACAAATTCACGAGTACAATGCGAACAGGTTCCGTCAAGGTGTGTTTGAAAATGTACTCGATTTAATCGATGCATATGATTACGCAGAGTCGGATACAGCGAACTATATGACGGACTTGAATGATGCGATGCTTAAAATTGAAGGACATCTTGATTTGAAGCTTGAAGAAGTGAAAAAGATGCGTAAGTCACGTATCATCCTCGCTAAGACAAAAGCGGATGCATCAGGCCGTATGGGTAATGCGAATGTGGACTTTATTTACAAGCAATATGATGTTGCAGGTGTTGAAGCGTATAAGAAACGTATTCAAAAAGACATCCATAAGTTTACGAATACGCCTGATTTATCAGATGAGAACTTTGGCGGTGTGCAGTCGGGTGAGGCGATGAAATACAAGTTGTTTGGGCTCGAACAGTTACGCTCAACAATTGAAAGGCAGTTGACGAAAGGTTTTAAACGTCNGATTTGCGATTATTCAGAGTGTGAGAAATCAACTGAACGACCCGATTGATTTGTCACATATGCGCATTGAATATAAGCCGAATATCCCACAATCGCTATCAGAGTATGCGGACATCTTTATTNAAACTTGGTGGCCGTGTCAGTCAAGAGACGTTGTTATCGTGGTTACCGAATATTGAGAACCCGAAAGAAGAACTTGAAAAAGTGAAAGCGGAGGAACAAGATAATCACGACTACCACGACGTCATGCCATTGCAACAAGAGAAAGCGGATATAAACGATGTCGAACTTGAGTGATTACTGGTTAGAGCGTGCTCAACAAGCGATTCAATCTGAGACTTTGGAAGATGCTGCGAAAGTGGCTGAAATTGAGCGTATCGTTGCGATGATGATTGCGGACATCTACAAAAACTTGTTGGCCTATTATGGGAAGCTTGCGACGGCTGAAGGGATTGACTGGCGAGAAGCAAAAAAGATTGTGGATGCGTTCGATGTTGAAATGTTTCAAATGCAAGCGAAGGCCTATGTTGAAAATAAAGACTTTAGTGAAAAAGCGAATAAAGAACTTAAACGCTACAATACAACAATGTATGTGAATCGTGAGCAGTTGTTAAAGCATGAGCTCGGTTTGATTGTCACAAAAGGCTATGCAGAACAAGAGAACGTGATTAACAAACATCTCCATGATAGTGTGACACGTACATTGAGACATCAAGCGGGCATATTAGGTGCTGATGTGCATGTGAAGCAGTCAGATGTTGAAGCGATTGTGTATTCTAACTTTGGCAAGCTGAATTGGTCTGAGCGACTCTGGAATAATCAAGATGAACTCAGAAAAGATGTTGAGCGGATGGCAAGCCATGTGATGTTACGTGGGCGTCATCCGTATGAGTTTGTGCCAGAGATACGCAAGAAACAGAAGCAGACAGTCGCTAATACGAAAAGGTTATTGATTACCGAAGCTGCACGTGTGCAAACTGAAGCGCAGAAAATGCACTATTTAGAGACGATGGGCGACGATGCCGAATATGAGTTCGTGGCGAAACGTGATGAAAAGACGTCTAAAATCTGTCGTCATTATGATAAAAAAGTTTTTAAAGTGAAAGACATGGTGCCAGGTGTCAATGCCCCGCCGATGCATCCCCATTGTCGAAGTACGACAGTGCCACATGTAGGTAACTGGCGTGACAAGTTCTTTAAGGATAGACAAGGGAAATATCGATTGAAAGACGGGGATGCTAGGGAAATTGATACGAATAGAGTTGAACAATTAAATATTGGCAAGAAAGTATATATCACACAACAAGCTATTGATAAAGTGCGTTTGGTTAATATTCCAGGGCATACTGATGAAGAAAACAAATATATACAAAATCAACATAAGGAATTATTAAAGAAAGCGATGATTGAAAATGACAGTAATGAATTTGCGTTTGTTTCTAAAGGCAAAGATGATAAAAAACCTGCTGAAGCTAGAGGAACACAATATGGAGTAGACTTTGGAGCGGGGACAGAAGCCTCATACCTTTTATCAAATGAGCGTAGACAATCTTTAATAATGATGCATAATCATCCCGGTTCATCAATTTTCTCACTACAAGATATCATGTTTTTTAACAGAAACGATTCGATAAAAACAATGACAATAGTGACCAATTTAGGACAAGTTAAGTATATTACTAAATTAAAAAACTAATGATGCTGAGAAAGTCGCTGAACTAGGCTTAAAGATTTTAACGAGTATGGATGAAGCAAGAATTAGTACAACGAATATTGAGCTGTTTTTNAAGATTACTGTATAATAAGGGTATGATTAAATACAAAGTGAGATGATAATATGCCTTACGATGGAAGAAAAATTGTAGAGACTGAAATGTCTAGAAAGGACGCCATTAAAATGTTTGAAGAGATGCGAAAGTTGTTTGCAGAAAAAAGAGAACAAGAAGAAAAAGAAAAACAACNAAAAATAAGCACCGGATGAAACGGTAAATCATTCATCCTGGTGTTCTTTTTNATACCCAANTTTTAAGCTACTGTGCTACAGTGGCNTANTTTTTTATGCCCAAACCGTGCTTATGGCGTTAAAAGGTGCAAGTGTAGTCCAAACCATGCAATGACATAAAACTTGCAAGAGTAGATTTAAATGAGGTGCGAAATATGAAAGAACAATGGTTAAAGTTAAGCTTACAANTTTTTTAATGATGCAGGTACTGAGGAAAATACGGAAACGGATAATACTGTAGAAAATAGTGATTCGACTGAGGAAACGAATGATACGGAACAGTTAACGGAAGCGCAACTTAAGTTAGTGAATGATCGTGTGAATGAAGAAATGGCACGTCGTACGAAAGAGATGCGTCAACAGATTCAAGATGAATTGAATGAAAAGCAAAAAGAAGCTGATAAATTGCGTAAGATGAACGCCGAACAAAAGCATCAATACGAGCTTGAAAAGGCTGAAAAAGAACGTGATGACTATAAGCAACAACTTGAGTCATACAAGATGCGTCAAGAGGCGATGGCGATGTTTAATGAGGCAGGTATGCAAGCCCCTGAATCTTTATTGAATATGGTCGTTCAAGATACAGCAGAAGCAACAAAAGAAGCTGTGGATAGCTTTGTTTCGATGGTGAATCAGGAAGTGCAGCGTCAATTAGAAAGTAAAGCGACACAAAACCACGTTGCAGGGAATCATGTTGAAGCACCTAAAACAGATGAAGCTTGGAAAACATTTTTAAATTAAGAAAGGTTGATTTGATGATGAAATTTAATTTGAAATTCAATTTACAATTTTTTGCTGATGATTCAGCTAGTGGTGGCGGTACGTCATCATCTACAGCAGCAACACAAACGAAAGTGGCACTGGGTGAAACGAAATTAAAGGACAAACACACTGGTATTGTAAAAACTGTGACAGATGCGAAGTCGTATGTGACGCCTGCATTGATTACTGACGATGCAATTTACATGGAAGGTCGTTCGTTTACGGTCATGAAAGGTGATGTGGCTGAATTACGTGACTACGACCGCACACAAGCGAACCACTTAGATAGCCCGAAAATTACTGAAACAACTTACTTCTTAGACCAAGAGAAGTATTGGGGTCGTTTTATTGATGCGCTTGATAAACGTGATACTGAGGGCAATATTGATGTGAACTATGTGGTCGCACGTCAATCTGCTGAAGTGGTCGCGCCGTATTTAGATAATTTACGTTTTAAAAATATCGCTGAGAATGCAAAAGAGCATATTGCGGTTGCTGCTAAAAAAGAATACGATGCGATTTTGGCTGTCACTGAAAAAANTGACGGATGATATTGCGCCAACAAATAGAACATTATTCGTATCGCCTGCGTTCTACACTAAAGTTAAGCAACTTGTCATTCAATTGCCACAAGGTGATAACAAGCAACAAGTGTTAGGTCAAGGTGTACAAGGGAAAATTGATGGTTTTACTGTTGTCGTTGTACCGACTAAGTTCTTGCAAGGTGTTGAGGCGATTGCGGTTGCAGGTCAAGTGTGTGCGTCACCGCTTCAAGTGAATCAGACAAAAACAAATAGCAATATTCCAGGTCGCTTCGGTGAGTCTGTTGAACAATTGCTATACACAGGTGCGTTTGTACCGGAAGAGTTACAAAAATTCATCTACACGTTGGGTGGCACAGCAGTAACACCTAAAAAAGATGGGGTTGATGTTCATCAATAATAAAAAGTAGGTGATTAAAGTGAAGACTTTTCTGGATAAAGTCAAAAAGCGCATTGGCATTGAGGATCACTTACAAGATAAGTTGTTGTGTGAAATTATCACAAATGTAGTGGATGAGTTGAAGCTCCGTTTACCAAAAGAACAAGCGTTTATTCCGCAACCCCTTTACTTTATTGTGATTGAGGTTGCGGTGAAGCGTTATAACAAGGTAGGTTCTGAAGGTATGGTGTCGGAAAGTGTTGAAGGGCGTTCAATGTCGTATGAAGAAGATGACTTCAAGCAATATGACAGTTTCATTAATAAGTTTTTTGATGATGGCTGCGGTGAGGTGTTGTTCTTTTGAGGTTTTCAGATCGTGTCATGTTGGTGACAAAAAGACGCAAGCAGTACGACCCTGACACTAATCAGTATAAGCGTGAAACTGTGACGCATGAGACACTTGTTTGTAATATCAATCCATTGTCGCCAACAAGGACATCCCTGTTATTCGGAGATGTCTATAAGGCGATAAATGTGATTCGTTTGAATACGGTAGTGGATTATGAACCGACACATGCTTTAATAGACGGTGTGTGCTATGCGATAAAAAAGCGTGTAGATAGTAGAAGACAAACGGCCTTTTATGTAGAGGAGGTTGTGTTGTCATGAATCACGTGATATGGTGAATATATAAATTAGGAAAGGGGTGAAAAAATGAACCGGGTCGAAAGAGAGGAAACTCGCAAANGAAAAAANTAAGGCGTTATAAGGACATTACAGAAATTGTGCGAAATGTAATGGCTATCCTCATAAGCCTTATCACAATAATCAAAATGATAGTCGGGGGTTAANTCCCCTATCGACTTCATTATGAAATGAGGTGATAAATATGACAAATAGACAGAAAGATATTTTTTNNCAATAGGTTTTAATATAGTAGTGATTTTGTTATGCGTCATAGGTATTGTGTATATGTTAAGTAATTAAATTATCGACTCGGTTCATTTTAAAACATGGAAAAAGAAATATTGGAAAAAGTTAAACAACTTCTTGAAAATCAAACAAGCTATAAGATTTCTAAAGAAACAAATTTACCGTACCAAACAATTCAAGATATTAAAAATGGTAAAACTAAACTATTAGAATCAAAGTTCAAAACTGTAATACGTTTATACGAATACCAAAAGCAACTGGAACAAGAGAATGAATAAAATCACCATGCCTGACATTACGTACGGCGGGGATCCCCCCAATTTCTGTACCCACTTTTCTAAAATTTCGTTTTTGGGTGCAGGCCTATTCAAAAATGGATATAAATTATTCGAGTCAACAGGAAAAGTCGTTGAAATTCAGAGTTGGTTAGTAATAGATGATGCTTATGCTGAGCCAGGACACTCTCATAGTACGATTGTGAATAAAGAGGGTGAAGCAATAGGTATACACTATGTATCAGATAGAGAAGACACACCAGACAAAAAACTTATAGTATATACTTTGTAA